ATGAACCCTCGTAATAATATCGATACTACTCCTCTTTACCCTTGGAGCCGTGATATTGTTGCGACTTCCGGTTGGGCTACTTCCGCAAAGGACTACTGTACTTCTCCCAAAGGTATCCCCACTGAGGGAATTACCCGCCTTGGTGTTTACTTGTATAAGTCTCCCATCAATGGTCTTCCTCCTCTTAACGACGCTAAGTGCGCAGATTGCCACGCGAATGGTGGAACTGCTTGTCTCAACTGCGGTGGATTTAACCCTGACCAAGACTGCGACGATTGCTAAGAATTCGAATCAGAAAAATTGATTTAAAAAGTTTCTAATATTAGATATTATAAACTTTATAATGTCAGACGATACTCAACCCGTATATCAGTGCTTACACAACCCATTGAATCGTTATATAACGCATAACGATTTAAGAAGAATCTTACAGAAAGCCGGTGTTTTGGAAGATATAGCGATCCCCATCGAAGAATTCAACTTGAAGAATTTTCAGAGGGCTTTCACTCATATTTCATATACCGTTCATCGTGATAGAAAACAAGGTAAGAACGTAATTGAAAAAGAAGATGTCGGAGTTATCCCAGAGAAGTGTATCCCTATTCAGGAGGATTCCATGGAAAGATTGGAATGGTTAGGCGACTCAATCATTCAGTCGGTCGTTGGTATATACATTTGGGAGCGATTTCCGAATCAAGACGAAGGATTTTATACAATATTTAGGAGCAAACTTGTGAAGACGGAGGCCCTCTCCAATTTGGCGGGATTCTTGGAGATGGGAAAGCATCTCCTTATTAGCAAATATACCGAGGATTACTGTAATGGGCGGTCTCACTCTAAGCATTTGGAGGACTGCTTCGAGGCGTTCATTGGAGCCCTATATGAGCAGACATGCGAGAAGCATAAATATGATATTGTTAAAAAATTCATTATTAACTGTATCGAAACGAAGATAGATATTCCGATGTTGGTCATGTATAATGATAATTACAAGGATATTCTGATGAGGTATTATCAGGTTCATTTTGATGGAAAATTCCCGTTGTATGGTGATGTTGGCGTGGAGGAGATTTCGCAGGGTGATGATGTCCAGAAGAAGAAAATATACACGGCATGTGTTAAGGATATTTACGGGAAAGATATTGCGTTTGGGAGTGCGAAGTCGAAGAAAGAGGCGCAACAGTTGGCGGCGAAAGAGGCGTGTAGGATTTTTGGAATAAAAGTAAGCCAGTCCGTGAATTATTATTTAAAAACTTTATAATATAAATATTATGAGCGATGAAGAATATGAGAAATTCTTGAATACATTATTTGAAGAAATCCATAGAAAATATGGATTTTATCGGTCGAAGTTATAATTAGTTATTACAAATCTATTCTAAATTCTTAATAGATGATGATAATTCACTTAGTTTATTGTAAGTTTGCGCATTCATTTTTTTATTATTATTTAAAAAAATTCCGGCGATAGATGATAAACCTTGACTGAGCGCATTATTTCGACTTGCTACATTATTATTAACACGAGGTTCTGCGTTATTTCCGCGATTTGCGCCATTGTTTGCTTGAACGCCGCGGTTATTTCCGCGATTTGCGCCATTGTTTGCTTGAACGCCGCGATTGTTTCCGCGATTTGCGCCATTGTTTGCTTGAACGCCGCTGTTGTTTCCGCGATTTGCGCCATTGTTTGCTTGAACTCCGCGGTTGTTTCCGCGATTATTGGCCCCATTATTTTTAGAAACTCCCAGTAATTCTTCAAGCGATTCGGGAGATTTTTTAATGTTTCGCCTTGAATTATTTTGTTGAAATACTTCTTTGACTTCTTCTTCAACAACTTCTTTGTGAGTTGTTGAGTTCAAATTCGCATTCGCATTTGCGGAATTATTCCTGTTTAATCTCACTGAATTTGCAATATGTGTATTTAATGCTTTGTTGTTCCGTATTTTAGCTTGAATTCCAGTCAGTAATTTTTCAGTGTCTTCTTTCGATAGACTTTCATGAATATTTGATAAATAACCGTCAAACTTGATGATTTGGTCTAAAAGACTCTTGCTATTTTTCTCTTGGGCTTTTTTATTTGCTTCTTGGGCATTCCTCTCTTCTTTATTCTTCTTCATTTTATTCAACTCCTCTTGGAGTTCATTCTTTTCCGCAATCAACTTAATTATTTTATTAATTAATTCGCTCAATGTTTTTTTGGCGGATGCTATTTCAGGAATATTCTTTCCAACAGAATTTGTTTTACCGTTTTTTTTATTGGATGAACCAAATATAAAATCGACAACTGTGCTCATTTATTTAAATGAAGATTTTAATTTTAGATTATAAAAATAAAACAGATTAGAGATTAAATGAATTTTTTCCGCTTAAGAATGATAAAAATTTTGGGGCGCGACTGTTTTGGTGGTTGTCTATGAGCTTCTAATGAGGTCTGAATATTCTTTACAAAATTGCGAATGTTTCTTCTTTGGAATTGTTGATGTGGAGCGGGATTAAAATGAACAATTTTCTTTTGTTGAGAGGATGGTTTAAAATTCAGATTATCATTATTATTGTTATTATACTTTTTAAAAGTAAGATTTTCATTATTATCATTCTCATACTTTTTAAAATTCAGGTCATTATTAGGCTGTTTGTCCCACCATTGTTTTTGTTTTTTTTTCTCCAAGAATTGAAGATTAGAATAAGGCCCTTTATTAGAATAAGTCTTTTTATCTTTATTATCATAAGGATAAGACTTATTACTGCCTTTAAAGTTATCAATTTTCTTTTGATAAATCTCCTGATTCTTTTCTTCTAATTTCTTCTTCAAAGATTTAACCGCATATTTCAATAGCTCATTTTCGAGAACAATCTCTTTTATTTTATCAATATGGTTGATTAATTTATTCTTTAAGGCCATGTTTAATAATAATATTTATAATATTATTATTTTTATGATTTTCTATTTATTAATCAGTTTTATTATTTTGTATTATGTGTCGAATTATTATTTTAAAAAACACTTTTGGTATAAAGTATATAAACAGCTTTATATAACTGATAATTTCTACATGGATAAAGAATTCAGTTCAGTAATTGAAAAAAAAATAAGCCTAATTAATCTAAATAAAGCAGTTCAGTTATATAAATCCTATTTTCCGGCTTCTTTTACAATTACAGAGGCCACTATAAAAAACTACTTTACAAAGATGGAAAATCCAGCATTTATTTATAAAAGCGGACCTGATAATTTGATAGGAGGGGTTTTTGACTCAATTAATACAGTCATTTATAAAAAAGAGGAATATAAAGCGAATTTTGTGGATTACGCGGTTGTCCATTATAAAAATCGCAACCAGAATATATTTCAATCGCTAATGAATTCTATTTCTAAATACACAAACACAAATAAGGCGAAATACATTATTTTCAAAATAGATATGAACCCAATTCCATCATTTCACGGCTACAACATGACGTCTAACTATTATTATTTGTCGAAAAATAAAATTAATTATTTGATAAAATCAGAATTGGTCCAGAAGAAAAATATAGATGAGTCCGATTTTGATGGAATAAATAAATCGCTATCATCATTGAAATTCTACCCATACTTATATAAAAATACAACTTTCGCAAATACTCTCGTTAATGACGATGAAAATATAACACTTTTTATTGAAAATAAAGTCATCATTAATTTTAAGAGACATTCACCAGAACATATTGAATTATTATATATATTTGAACTTGATAAAATAGATATAATAGAATATTGTAAGATAGGGCTACAATATATGAAAGAAAATGAGTCATTTGATAGAATAACCGTGGATTCAATTGGATTTAATATGAAAATAGTTGAATTATTTGAAAAAACACATATAACATATCATTATATACTCGGATTGGATGAAAAATTGGATGCGAAAGATTTCTATTATTATTTTTAGAGTGTCGTTGTTTGAAAACCTCCAAATCCAGTATAAGAGACCTGCTTGTAATCCAAAACGGGATTCGGTTTTAATACGGGTGGTGGCGGTTTTGGAATAAATATTAATTCTCTCGGTTTTAGAACCATACCGCCATCTTTGAATCGAAGCAAATATTCATACATAAAATCATTTTTGGGAGGTTCTTTCTTTGGTGGGGGTGTTGGTGTTGATGTTGAAAATGGCATTGTTTGTGCTGGTGTTTGCGCCGGAGGAGTTGATTTTGCTGGTTCTTCCTTAGGGGCCTCATAATTCTGCCAATTCATAAAAGTCATTGATATTCCAATCTCAAAATTATACGAAGTATCATAATTTTTTGTATCTATTTTCATTATTTTTTGATTCTCCGGATTTATATCATTCTTCTTTATTGCGGCTACTAAATTATAAATTGTTTGGTCCAATAGAATTTTCTTACTAACTGCAACAGTTTTAATCCCGCCATATTGAAGAGAATTATTTGTAATCGTATGTAAAATAACATTTGAATCCGATGGGGCCATGACGCCGTTTATAATTTCATTAAGCATTGGGTCTAATGGTATTCTATTTGTCATAAGGATGACTTTATTCATAGCTTTTCCGACAGGTATATTTCCTAAATTAACACGATGAAATCCGTAATATTTATCAAGAAATCGGTGTGCTAATACTTTCCGGACAATATCAAATACTTTATTTTCGAAGTTTTGGTCCGGTAAAAATTCCATATTCAAATAAATAAAAAATGGCGTATTAACTTTTGTCCATGCTAAATCATTCACAATTCTTAAACAGTTCTCAAAATTTAAGTAATGTTTGTTTTCAATAGGTTCTTGATTCTTTTTTTCTTTGAAATACGTTAATTTTCCATCGACTACATTTCCTACAATTACATTCGAATTTTCTAAATATTGACTAATTCCGGAATAGAAGAGGTCTAAATTTATAACACGGGCTCCATTTAATATTACACTTCGAATCGCATTATAACTTACAACGTCATCGGTATATCCACACGGAAGATATGATTTATAAGATGACGCGTAGAAGAAATCACGCAGTCCGTAATATTTTCTTTGATTATAATATTCATTGAAATATATTCCATCATTCGGGAGTGGAAGTTGATTCATATTAAAATAGTTTTTATAAACTTCTAATCCAAGATTGATTCTATTTTCTGCGCTGTTTCCACCAGTTGTTTCAATTTCATCTTGTTTAGGTTTTGTAAATGAAAGAATTATAAAAAATATTATTATTCCAATTCCAATTATAGAAATTATAATAAAAATTGTCAGTCCTATTTTTGAGCCAGAACCTGAACCTTGATTAGTTATATTTTCTCTTACAAATTCTTCAACACTATTATTCATTATACTATTTATTCCTTAGAAAATAATAGATGATATTTTTTCTTATTATTTTTTTCCGGAAAATTATAAAAAATAAAATTGCTGTAATAAACATGAGAAAAATAATGATTACTGGTGGAGCCGGATTTATTGGTTCAAATTTGTGTTGTTATCTTATTTCAAATTTTCCAGATGCGTATGTAATATGTATTGACAATATGATTACTGGTTCCATTGATAATATTCGCGAATTATTATTCCCACCGCATCCAAGATTCAAGCTAATAATTCACGATATCAATAATTCATTAAATGATATATTCGATAATGAAAAAATCGACGAAATTTATCATTTAGCGTCAATTGCTTCTCCTGAAAAATATAAAAAGTATTCAATGGAAACATTACTAACATCAATAAATGGAACACAGCGTGTTTTAGAGTATTGTTTAAAAAATAATTCGAAAATGTTATTTACATCGACGAGTGAAGTGTATGGCGACCCGCTTATTCATCCGCAACCAGAAGAATATAATGGAAATGTAAATACAGTCGGTGAGAGGTCATGCTATGATGAAGGAAAACGCGTAGCAGAGACGCTGATATATGAGTATAGGAAAAAATACAATCTTAATATAAAAATAGCAAGATTGTTCAATACGTATGGCCCAAAAATGGATTTATATGATGGTCGCGTTATAACAAACTTTATAAAAGAAATTAAAAATGAGAGACCAGTTCAAATATATGGTGATGGTTCTCAAACACGGTCCTTTTGTTATATTGACGATATGATTCGCGGATTAGTCTCATTTATGAATCTGGAAGAAAATGTATGTTCTCCTGTAAATATTGGTAATCCGGATTGCGAATTTACAATGAACGAACTTGTTAGCATATTCAAAACAATAACATCCAAAAGCATTTCGATTCAATATTTTCCTAAAACACAAGATGACCCAATGTGTCGCAAGCCAGTAATTGATAAAGCTAAAAAATTATTCGATTTTAAATGCTCAACTGAGATCCATGATGGATTAAAAAAATTATGGTATTATTTTTCTGAAAAATAATCGAGAACATTTTTATTACTGGACGGTTTTTGATTTACTTTTGGTAAATACCCTTTTAAAAAATCCATTTTATTCTCAACATGACTAATTTTTATTACTTCTTTCGTATCCGGTTTATTATGATAATTATTATATAATTCTAAATAGTGTTTGTCATTATCAGTGTCAATATTTATATTTTTATAAAACTGGTTCGCATTTAAACTTGTGAATATTTCCAGCTTCGATATTTTTCGGGACGTGCTTATTTTTACTGGGGATAATGATATTAGGAGAGCGACCGCAACTATTCCTGCCCTATTTTTAATATCCTCCTTTTTATAATAGAAAAGGTTTGTCAATGATTTAAGGATTGTTTTATTTATATAATTGTTCTTTTCGCATTTTTGCCAAATTTTGTCCCAAATGAATAGTATCCAACTCATCTTTTTACCGATTAGCGCTCCATATTTCGATGTTATTTTATAATTCATATCGACATATTTTTTTTCTGTTGATTCTATTTTTAAAAGCCACAACAACCAATAAACTATTTTTTCTACGTTTTTTCTATTTATAAATAGGCT